AAGATATGATGAAAGTAGATGATGATTACAAGATCATAGATCAAAACTTCAAACCAACACAGTTCAAACCTTTATGGTCTGTTCTGGCACGATTAGAGAGAGTATCAGCATGATTAGGAAGTTTGAACAAGACGCAATAGTCAATGAACTCATGATTGGAATACATGAGACTATTGATAAAACCATGAAAAGAGCAAAACGCAATAAGGACATTAAGACAATGGAGAAAGTTGCAAATTGGTACAAAAACATGGAGACAACCAAGAACACCATCACGGATAAACTTGCAGTAGCTTTATTAGACAAAGCTAATCAAGGCAGAATAGAACAAGTATTAACCCAGATCATGAAAGAGTTAGAGGTATAACAATGGATAAATGTAATCTATGCAAAAAACAAGTAGATGAAAGATCAACGCAAGATCAAGCAGGTTATTCGTTATGCCTTACTTGTAGTAATCAATACACAGACGAAGAATTAGTTGAAATTATGGAGAATCAATAATGAAACCAACAGACGCAGAAAATACTATTAAAAAGCTTAAATATCCAAAACACTTACGCCATTTATCTTTAAAACGCTTAAAGATTCTGGCAAAGGTTTTTGCACCGAAAGGAGGGTGAATGATGCAAATTAAAACGCCAAGAATACAAATTAATGAAGTCAAAGATTGGCTTGATACTTTTGACGGCAATGATGCAACAGTAATTTTAGCTGCGATTGCGAACAATGAACTTAAAACCGAAGAAATGATTGATAGCATCTTAGCTTTTGCTGAAGGAGAAAATAACATAGCAAAATTTTGGTATGAACAAATGTGGAGGAAAGAAGAATGAGCAAACCAATAACAAAATCCAAATATAAAGTGTATACAAGTTGGATTGGCTATTCTGAAATAGTAGTTGAAGCTAAATCAAAAGAAAAAGCTAGAGAAATAGTTGATGAAGGAAGCTACGATCCTAGTAATGAAAAATTTACATTTAATGGCTTGGATTATGGTGGAGAAGAAGAAGAAATTTATGATGTAGAGGAGATAAATGATGTCAACCTATTATAGACCAAGCAAACCAATACGACTTGACGACATTAAGAACAATGAAGTCTTACAAGAGATTGGATTCGAGATAACAAATTTGAAAGACAAGAAATACTTTTGTCATGAAGGAAACTATATACATTTTGAACTGAACGATAACAATGAAGTTATAGATCTATTTCGTTATGGTGGCAATGACGCAGATGCAATCCTTATACCATTAGAGCAAATGTTCAAAGTAGAATTCATATCGGAGTATGATCTTGGTTATGACGATCTGGCACACGCAGACACTTCTGTCCGTAGATTTCATATCAAAGACGGACAAATTCATTTTCAAGAATGATTGATACATGGTTTTATATAACCATAGCTATCTATGTATTGATTTACCTATGTTCTGATAGGCCAGATGTGTGATTAAGTTAGACATTGAGATAGTTGACTTCGATCCCACACTTTACGACCTAGAACGCTACAAAAATATCCATTTTAGCCCTTTTAAGGTGGGTTTTCTTGTTTATAGAGACAACAAACTCATACACACAGCTTGGTTTACTTCAGAAACTGCACTATTTAAAGGTTTAGATAGCTATTTAGACTCTTTTGATTGATCTTTTACTTCTTTCAAGAGTTTGCCAGGACCCTTTTTGTTTTCAATATTAGCTTCAACTATATTTCCCATAAGTTGTTCTAACCTGGCTTCAACTTCTTCCCGACTCATTTGATCTACTTTACCAAACTTAACTTCCTTCCGATCTACAATAAGGCCCCCGACTTTCAATAACGAGTTCTGGGCCGAGATTGCAGCGTTAAATGACCCAGCTTCCATTGCTTTATCTCTTATGTCGTATAAATCTTGTACCGCCCGATCATAATTTAATTCATACTTCTTTTTAGCCTGATTCATCAAATAGTTATACTCTTGCCTAATCAAGGGCTTGTCCATTAACTTATTGGCCGCTTGACGAGGATCCTTATACCCAGCTTTATAGGCACATTCTACTAACGATAACCGAGGATTATTAACTGCGATCCAAATAAAATTTCTCTGTCTACGATTTAGTTTCGTATCCAGATTGCAGTATTCTATTGGCGCTTCTTCGTCAGACGACAGGATTGGTTCATATTCTAGTTTATTTTTTCTATGTCCCATGTTTGTTTCGCACTAGAGCTATATTTATATACTAGCTACCCCCACTTAACCCCATAGTGTTTTGAAAGCATACTTGAAGATCTATGACCTGGTCAAGTATTTTGTAAGTTTTTTATTGTATTTTTATCAAAGTCTTGTGACAAAAATGAAAAAAATAAAATAATCACGAAAAGCCTATTCTTATCATGTTTTTTACTGTCATGCTTTTTTGACAATAATTGACAATATTAACGAGGTATTGTTTTATCGGCATATTTAGCCAGTAATTCAACTACCAAGTTTGCTACTTCTTTGTCGTCAAACTGATCATTCAATTGTGATATACAAAAACTTAAAGCAGCTAACACAATATTAAGTTTGTCTTCACCCCGATATTCCATGTTTTGAAACATGATATCTAGGCGTTCACAAACTTCGTGTAGTGTAGGTTTCCCTAGCTTCTCTTTGATTGCTACCAATTTTGGCATATCGCATCATAACACGATTAATCATTTTGCATACAAAAAATGCCACATTCAAAATTATAACTTTTAAGATCACGGCCTTTTGCGTCAACTGGTAGATCTTGCAACATTATTCTTTCACCCTTATAACGAACTAGCTTTGCACCTAACTTATTAGATGTCTTAACTCTTTGCTCAAAAACACTTGGAAAAGTTTTTCTTACTAGATTCCAATATGTAGGTGAAGTTGCTTTTACACACCCAACACAGTTAGCGTTAGGAAAACCCAATGCATAGATCTCTGGCAGTTTTATACCTTCCTGCAACAAAATATCAAAACATCCCTGCTTTGTTATGCCCTCATCTATTAAAACAGGCAAAAGATTGTCTCCTTGCGTCTCTTTAAATTTAGCAGCCCGTTTCTTTTCATCAAAAGTAAAACCAAGAACAATATAATCGGTGTCATGGCGTAGTTCCCAATATCTTCTAGCGTTCTTTTTTAAATGTAAAGTGCATGGCGCACCAAAATTACTCGACATAAAAGCTGTTTTTTGCCAAACAGTCTCACAAGATTGATCTGGAAACTTAGGATTAATAGCATATTCTATTTTCACACCTAGCCATTTCTCAACATCTTTTAAGAACCTTCTATTATCTTTATGTTCTTCCCTAATAGGATTGTTGACAACTCTGATTGTGTTGTCTTGACCATACAACTCTATGGTTTTCTTAGCTGCCACAGCACTTGCAGCACCACAGCTAAACCAGACAGTTATGATTTTACCTTTCATGCCATATTTTTATAAATATGCTTAATCACCTCTACTGTCCAGCCGTTGCCTAACATCTTATAGCGCTGCGTGTTAGACACCTGATTTGTGTAATTATCTGGAACTGTCTGTAATCTTTCACATTCCAAAGGTGTAAGCTTACGCCATGTAAGATCTTCATGTTGCACACCTGTAGCATGAAATGTGCCTTGCCTTTCAAAGTTTGCTCTTGATGATTTAAAGTATTGCGACTTTATTGTTTGTGATTTATCTGGTAATTTTTTAACCACCACACTGTCTTTGCCAACTGTTGTTATAGCATTTGATTTACTATCTTGTCTAAGTTCAAGCATTTGTTTTGTTTTATTTGCTACCGATACGCCATCTTTATCCATGCGCTTACCGTCTTTATCGTAAGCTCTACCACGAAAAGCACCGCCAGTTACTACTTTTGGCTCTCTATTACCACCTTGACAGGTATTGACCGTTGGCGACTTACCATCTGGACTATACACTCGTTTGAGTATGTCATGACCATTTATGTCTACTGCAACGCCTACTTGTTGTGGCTTAGTTTCTATCATTTGCTCTTTGTTTGATGCAGTAAGTGTAGGTGATTTACCTTGATCGCTATAAACCCTTTGTGTGCTTTCATATACACCATCTCTGTATTCAAACTCCATGATCTGTTTATCAAACACGCTTGATGTAAACCCAAGAACTTCTTTGAGCTTAAACCATATATTATCACTTGGTATAGCAAAACTACTATCAGTCCTGAACCAATGCTCTACTTTAGTGATTGGCATATTTGTTTCATCTGCAATTTGTTTATTAGTTTTTTTACTATTTTTCTTATAAGCACGTAGAGCTTGTTGTAACAACAAAATATCAACCTCATGCTTCCTAACTTTTACTTCTTCTACATTCATGCCTACTTTAATTGGTTTAGTTTGTTTTATTGCTTTATCATTTACCCACATGTTGCCATTGCTACTATTTGTTCTTAATGTAGTTGACTTATTGCCTTTTATAGTTTTTTTATTGTAAGGATCATTAAAATCTGCGTTTACATCTTCAACATATTTTTTAACTGATTCTGCGGAAATGTATTCTTTAGTTGGCTTATTGACTAACTGTCTTCTATGTTTCTTCTTGTATTGTTCAACACTTGCACCTTTGTAATAATTTGCATCTATACAATGTGCTTTATTTCTTTCACTCTCAAAGTTATCTTCCAATATATCCCTCAACACTATACCCCTATCCTCTGGTTGCTTAATACCTGGTATATTAGTCCAATAGTATCTCTGCCTTGACTGAGCGCTAAGAAGAGAACTGTTTATGAAGATGGGCTCAAACCTTACTTCACCTAAAACATTTAGAAATTGATTATCAACATCTTCTGGCTTATAACACTGTGAAACTTGCTCTGTTATTATCTCTAAAAACTCTTTTTTCATTCTTACATTTTCAAGTAAAAAATATTTTGGCTTTATGTCTTTTAGTAAACGGATGAACTCAAAAAACAATGCAGATCTAGGATCATCAAAAGCAAGCTGCTTACCTGCAAAACTAAATCCTTGGCATGGCGAACCAGCTTGTATTAAGTCTACATCTTTATAATCTTCTGCATTTAGATTGCATACATCCCCGACTTGTATAGTATTTGGATAGTTAGCCTGTGTAACCTTAATAGCATATTTATCAATCTCACTTGCGTAGTATTTCTCAACTGGTATGCCTAGTTGATCCAGTGCAATCTGGCCGCAGCTCATACCATCAAATAAACTTAATACTTTCATGCTCTGAAGATATTATTCAATAGGTCGACCCCAACTATCATAGTTATAAAAAGGTGGTTCATCTTGCACCACATCCTCATATCTAAAGTTTTTTACCTCTGCTTCTGGCTCAGCAGGGACACTGCCAATAATCTTTTTGTGATGTTTGATATATGCTTGTACTAGATCTTGAGATTCGCCCATGATAATATCATTGTTGGCACAATCAAAAGCGTCTCTTTTATCTAACCTTAGGTTTTTTAATTTACTCACTTATTATACTCCTCTTTCTACTTTTATAAAAAATATGTTTTACTATATGTAGACATTATACACAAGATAGGTTAATATACAAAAACATTAATAGGAGAAACGTATGAGTAAACCAAAAACAGATATATCTGAAATTATAGAGGGCATAATAACTTATGCACCGACAAAGTCTAAACAAGACGCTGAAGAACAAATAGATCGTGATAAAGTTAATTATCTAATCTGGCAGATCGGTGTCGCTGTTAAGGAATTACAACAAGCAATAAAAGAATTGCAACAAGATAAGGACATATTATGAAGATACCAAGTATGTTAGAAAATTTTGAGCATGTAATCATAGGGGATGTAGCTTACTTTCCCAACCTTGATAACAACACTTATCACAATGGCCCTGGTATATCTTCATCAAAAATAAGAAGATTTAGCCAAAGTCAGTATCATGCCTTAGAGGAAGTGGTTGAGAAAACGCCTGCAATGACGTTCGGTTCAGCCGCTCATTCGTTGATTGTTGAAGGTGAGGCTGCATTTTGGAGCGATGTTGTGACTATTAAGGGATCGCCATACACTAACGCTAATAAACAACTGAAGAAAGATAGTCTTGCAAAAGGTTTGTCAGTTATCACTGAAGAACAAAGAGACACTATTTACAGTATGAATAATAGTTTGGTACTAGAAGCAGAACCATACCTGCATCCAGGTAAAGATC